TTCAAGTGCAGTCAGGCCATCGTTAAAATTGTCGGCCGCGTCGGCCGCCTCCTGGCTCATGACCAAGCCCAGGCGCTGCGCTTGCGTGGTGAGTTGGGTAATACCTTCGCGCCCGCTATTGAGCAGCGGGATCAACTTCGCGCCAGACTTGCCAAACAAGTCTTGAGCCAACGCTGTCTTGTTGGCACCGTTCGCGTAACCGCTGAACTTGTCGGCCACTTCGAGCAGAAGTTTGTCAGCGTCCTTTAGCCCGCCGTTCGAATCGCGTACCGACACGCCGATGTCAGCGAACGCCGCCGCCTGTTTCTTGGAGCCGGCCGCCGCCGCACTGATGGTCTTGTTAAATTTGCTGAGTGCGCCGGTCAGTGATTCCTGCTCAACGCCAGCCGTCGACGCCGCATAGGACAGACTTTGGTAAGCCTCGATGCTGATGCCGATAGATTGCGCCGTCTCGTTCGCAGCGTCGGCCGCGTCGATGCTCTCTTTAATCCAGCCGGCGAACGCACCGGTCGCCAGCCCAGCGATGGCCGTTCCGATTAACTTGCCAACCGCCGCATACCGACGCTTCTGGTCCTCGGCAAATTTTTGGCTGATGCGGTTTGCTTTGCCGAGGTCGGATTCCAGCCGCGCCAGATTCGCCGCGATGTCAATTGTCAGCGTACCGAGCGACATAAATTCAATCCTCAGAACAGGGCGTCGATGGCGGCCGAGTGTTCAGCCGGGTCGTCAAATTCCAGCGGGGGGAGAGTGTTGGTTTGTATTTCGAAATCGACTTGATAGAACGCCATCCAGTCGACCAGTTGGGAACTGGTCATTTGCCGCTCCAGGGCGTCCACGTTCCACTCGCCCAGGTCGCGGGCGAGTTTGAACAGGAAGAAACGCTCGGGGCGGCATCTCAGTTTTTTGCTGCATCCTCGGTCGCGCTGGCAAAGAACTTGTTCAGCGTGATCGCAGCGTCTGAAATGGCGCCGATTGCTTGGTTGGATTTTTTCGCCAGCTCGGCCATGTCCTCAGCGGTGAACAGTGGCACCCCCTCGGCATCAGTGACCGATAGCGCTACGAGGCGCAATTTGATTTCCAGCATTGCGCCAGCCGGGTCGCCACCGTCTTTTTGCACAGCGCCCAGGCGTGACCATTCGCTGAGGACGATGCTGCGATCACGCACAGACAGGGCGGTTATCATTACGTCACCGCCCCACTCTGGAATGCTGAGCACTTCTTGCGCGCGGTCCTTGGCACTCAAAATCTGATCGCGATTAAGCACTGAGCACCTCGTACACTTCGCCCGTAATGGTGACCGCCATCGTGCCGGCGTTGGTGCCATCGACTGCACCGGAATCGCTGATGGAGCGCACATAGCCCTCAAAGATTTTGATGTAGTTATTTTTCTTCACGAGTTTGAACCAGCGAGGCAGCGCTTGGCGCTTGGCGACTTTCGCCTCCACCTGGAACGCGTCGTCTTCGACGTAGTGAATATCGGCCGACATGCCGCCGAAGTCCTGCAACCCCAGGTTCTTTTCCTTCGCAGTGGAGCAAAGGGTAGTGCTGTCGATTTCCGACGCCTGCCCATCGAAGCCGGAATAGCTTTTGTGCTGGCACGTCTCGATGAACTGAATCAGCCCGGCAGTGCCGGCCGAGCCATAGGTGGTGAACAGTGTCGAGTCGATGTTCTCGATGGTCACAGTGGTGGCGGTCTTCGCGCTGACGATACCGTCCAGGCCGTTGATTTCGGTCATGCCGACCACGGCAGCAAACGTCAGCACATCACCCACGACATACGTGTGAGAGGCAAATGTGACGACGGCCTTTGCGGCTTTCGAAATACCGGTGATTGCAGTGGTCACCAGCGTGGCCCCTGCGTTCTCGATATAGAAGTGAGTGCCCTGCGAAGACACCGCGCGGGATTTAGTAGCCATGAGGTTTTCTCCAAATAAAAAACCCCAGGAGCGTGACGCTTATGGGGTTATCCGTGACGGTTGGGGGGTTTTGGTTTGGGCGTGTTTTGTTGGGCAAAAACTTTTGTTATATGATTGGCGGCCAATCCTCTCCGCCAATACAGGTCCGGTTATGAATACTTCGATTCTTAGAGTCAGCCAGGGCGCACAAGACGCGCTCGACGCCCAAGCCCTGGACAATGGTGTTCTGCGCGTGGTGCCGATGGACTTTTACGCGCAGTTCTCACAAGCGGACCTATCCGGCTTTTGCCTGCGTCACGGCCTGTACTGTCTGCCCACGGTCGAGTTGGTCGATAAGATCAACGAGTTGATTCTAGAGGCGAGCCCTACCCGCTCCGCTATTGAGATCGGCAGCGGGAACGGTGTACTCGGCAAAGCCCTCGGCATTCCCTGCACTGATAACCACATGCAAGAAGACCCGGCAGTGATTGCCCTGTATCGAACAATGCGCCAGCCGGTTGTCACCTATGGCCCGCACGTCGAACGCCTGGACGCCGAGGCAGCAGTGGCCCGGCATCGTCCTGAGGTAGTGGTCGCCGCGTGGGTCACACACATATACAACGCAGCGGAACACCAGCGTGGAGGCAACGTAATCGGCGTCGATGAGGTGGCAATGCTCAGCCAGATCAGACGCTATATATTCGTCGGCAACGTATCCGTTCACCAGCACAAGCCATTGCTGGACCTGCCCTATATCGTCCACGAGAGCAACGCGGTTTTCTCCCGCTCGCTTACGCCAGAGGGTAACGCCGTGGTCGTGTGGGATAACCCGGAATGGAAACCATCAGCAGCGCCCGCGCCTTAGGCGGTCACCTGCCACACCGAATAGTCCAGCACCATGTAAAACAAATTCGTCTCGGGGTCGTATAAATCCTGGTCGCTGATGAACACCACGTCGAACAGTGCGCTGGCCTCGATGGCGGTTTGCACCGCGAGCGCGATCTGCTTGGCTTCGCCGTAACTTGGCGACCAACAATTCACCTGCATACGGGCGTGCCGCATCAGACCCGAATCAGTCATGGACGGAATGCGCTCACCCGTGACCAGTGAATACGTCACGTATGGGCGCACCTCGCCCTCTGGCAAAATTCCGGCCGCGATCCGCTGGCCCACTAATGCGGTCACGGCGGGGGCGGCAATCATCGCCGCGCGGAGGTCGACTTCAATCATGCGGCTTTGCTCCCCTGTTCCCGCGCCAGCTTTTCAGCCTCCCGCACGACACGGCGTTTTGCGAATTCCTCGAACCGACGCAACGCTGCGAACTTCTGCGCCTCGAACGCCGGGCGGAGGAACGGATGGGCCGGCATGTTGGCCGTCCCGAATTCTAGGAAATGCCAGTACCAGGGGTCGTCGGGATTGTAGGCCGCGCTCTTGGACGCCTTGCCGCCTTTGAATGCCTTGATCTGTTTGGCGCTCAATCCTTTGACCGTCAGGTACACGCCGTATTTATCCCGCTTGGAGCGCTTGATGGTGATGGCCTTTTTTACCGTGCCGGGTTTGCGCCCGTACTTCGGCTTCTTCAGGACCGGTGCCCGCGCCTGAGCGTCTTTGCGGATGACCTGAGCGCCAGCGCGCAACGCAGCGCGCACGACTTTTTCACCCAGTCGGGCCGGCAGCTTTTCAAGGGTCGCTTTGATTTCGCGCAACCCCAGGACATTAATGTCATCGGCCATCACTCAGCCCCTCGGTCGCCAGAATTTCCAGCGACGCGCCAATTTCCATTGGGTTGATTAGCGATTGAATATCGAAATAGCGCGCACCGAAGACGATACGCTGCGACGCCGCTAAGCCAGTCTGGTAGCGGCATCGAATCCGATGGGTCACGGCCGCCTGCACCTGTTGCGCAGACAGCAGCTCTCGCCCGCTGATCGGTTCAACCGACGCCCAGACAGTGACCACCGCGTCCCATCCTTCGACCGGCTGGCCGAAATCGTCGCGGCCAGTCTTGCGCGCCTGGAAGGTCACGCGATGGCGGAGCGGTCCAAGTCTCATGCAACCCCCGGAATCACATATGGGGCCAGGAGCGAATCGACGCTCATGGGGAGGGCCGACGTAATGGTGCCGACTACCACCGGTTCACGGTTCTGGTCCCAGTGCGCAACCAGCAGCATCAGCGCCGACACCAGATCGGCCGGCACCGAAGCGGCAGCTCCATA